TCGAACGCTTCGCGCATAGTCCTAGCTGTTCGTGGCTTCATGTCGAACCCCTTTCATAGCCTCCCTGGCCTCCACAGCTGCGTCATCCCATCGGTAAGAGCAGCCCGACGCAGTAAACGTTTTGGTGTTTGTATCAAATACTGCCCAAATCGTCAATCCGGTCTTGGGCTCCTTCTCAAAAACTAAGTGCAGGTGATCCCGGTCAGTGTCAAAAATCTTCACTGTCATCAACCTCGCTGCGCAATGGCATTTTTGTATATGGCGCAAGCGGGCATGTGCGATCCCAACAAAATCCGCCTTCTTCTGGCTTGTCTCCCGCGCACGAGATGCACATTTTATCAATTGCCATTTGTAGCTTTGTCACTCGTGTGTTTGAGGCCTCTTCTTGGACCAAGGCAGGACGCTCCATAAATCGTTTCTTGAGGGACTCCGCCCTGGAGGGGGCTTGGGCTTCAAGGACCTGCACAAATTCATTTTGAAACTTCGATACAATGTTGCGATGCCCATAAACGTAGGCCTGAATTGTTCGGGCGGTAAAGTTTGTCATTACTTCTGCAAGCTTATCGGCGGCAACCTTCCTGCTTGTTCCGGGAAACATCACCTCAAGCTCTTGCTCAAGATCTTCCCAGGTCATAACTGCGCTCATGCCTGGATCTCCTCTGGGTCCCCCACAAAAGTTTTGTCGCCTAGGCGGACAAGGTCCTCCTCAAGCGGCTTTCCCCAAAGCCCACGACGAAGCGCCACGGCAATCAGGGCATAGTTTGCAATGTCGAGCAGCGTATCCTCAAGTGACTCCTCTGCAACGTCGTCCATCTGGTCCAACTCAACCTTGCCGTTAATTACGCGGCCGTTCATGAATTTGAGCGCGCGGGAAACCTTGTCAAAAGAAATCCTGCTAATTACACCGTGCAAGCCAAGCTGCTCAATGTTTGAGTTTCCATACCGGCGCTGCTTGGCAACAAGCAGATAAAATGCTTCTGCAAAGATTGACTGGAACTCGGACTCAAACGACCCGTCAACGAAGAAGTCTTGAGTGATTTCATAGCCAGATAAAACGTTTTTCTCCTTGATGTCCATGCTACCTCCGTGCGCCAAGGGCGCGCTTAATGCCAGTTTCAAGGTCAATCTTTGGTGTGTATACCTGCAGCATAGCGGAGATGTCGGCCACCCGCCAATTCACCCCCTCAGGCTTATCCGTCAGGAATTGAAACTTCGGGAAGTACCCTTCTGCCTTCGCAACCATTTCACCGAGCTGCTGAAAGCTTGTTGGGTGGCCGGTGCCGATGTTCAGGGGCCCCCGGTAGTCCTGCCGGACTGCGGCGTCAACGCAATTAACAACGTCACTAATGTGCACAAAGTCACGGGTCTGCGTTCCGTCGCCCCAAATAACAAACGGGTTGTTGCGGTTCTTTCCGCGCTCAATAAATGATGGGAAAGGGTAGTCTAGTGCCTGGTCTTCCCCATATCCGGAGAATGGCCGGAACACATGCGTTCGCACTCCTTCGGCCTCAGCAAACTGCGCTAGATACTCTCCGGTCAACTTAGACCAGCCGTACGTCAGGTCTGGGTTGCGAATGTCGTTGAGGTTAAGGTCTGACTCCGCCAGCTTCTTATGCGACTGCTTTGTTTGCAGCTCGACTGGATACGCAGCCGATGACGAGAAATAAACAACGCGTGGCTGCTTGGTTCGGATGGCCCACTGCCACATCTCTGCATCAATAGATAGGTCTACTGCAACCGATAGCGGGTTTCCTTCAATCTTTGCCCTGCCGCCAACAACTGCCGCCAAGTGAATTACCAAGTCAAACCTCGTATGATTTGCCAAAGAAAAGAACTTCCGGACGTCCATAGAGTCAGCAATGTCAACACCAAGAATGGTGTGCCCCTGCTCTTCATAAAACTTTTGAAAGTGTCGGCCTACAAAGCCACGGTGCCCAGTAATCAAAATGTTCACTAGTATTCCTCCAATAAATCCAGGTCGTATTCAAAGCGACCGCTGCCGTTGTTTAGCACAGACAAACCTTCGTCTTCGCTGTAACGGTAATAATCGTTTTCATTAAGCGCCGCGCCAACGTGGTTTGCTGGGTTTTCCAGCTTGGTCGGAAACTGCCTGCAAATGCTTGGCTTTTTCAGCTCAGTGCTGAAGTAGGAATCGTGCATCAAACAATTAGCAAGAATCTTGTCCGCAAGCTTTTCGTTAATAAACTCTTGGTCGACGCCATATCCATGGCCCTCATGCCCTTTCATAAACTCTCCCATGTGGGTTGCAATGTTACGCATTTTATCAGCCCAGCCTCCCCACATCCCGGCCGATACGCGCCAGGCGTTATGCATAGGATGATCCTTCATGACGTGAAAATCACGGCCGCTATCAAGCCAGGCGTCATACGCCTTCCTTTCTCGAACCGTTAGCCGGGCATCAACGTCACGCACCAAGACAATATCTACCTCGCGGTCAGCAAAAGCTAAAAACCGCCAAGCGGATGAAAACCATTTGTTGTTTTTTGGGGCGTCTTTGATTTCAACGTTTGGAAACATTTCAAGGGTTTCAGTTACCCACAGCGGAACGTCTTCGCCTACGTAAAACCGTACAGTGTGCTCTGGGTAAATCTTCTGAGCCAGGGCGACGTTCTTAAGCGCGCCTACGATGTAAACGTTGCTGTCCCCGTACAGGCTGTACGAGATTACCTGCTTCACTCTTCTTCCGCCACAAATGCATGAATCTTTGCTACGTCAGCAAGTAATGACTCTGTAACGTACTTGCCATATGCCTCGGCGTCTTTCTGGTAAACCGAAACGTGATTTACCTCTTTATACCCCTCATCAATTTGCGACTTGCCGGCTAAGTAGTGCATATGCTCGATAATTACGTCGTGTCGATACGCAAGGTTTCCTAGGGCCGCCCCTAGGTCTTTCCAAAAGTTGTCCATGTACATGTGCACCAATACTGGCGGCACCATGTACCCAATAGCCTCAACAATTTCCGCAGACATCATAACGGCTGTTGGCAAATTTTCTCCTTGGAGTAGGTCGTTTCCGTACGCAAGGCCTGGTCCCTGGTCAATCATATTTGCAAGCCGTAAGTCCCAGCTTTGGGTTCGTGGCCGGTGATCGTCGCCCATAAAAGACAAGTAGTCATACTGGTCGGCATATTTATTAGATAGCAAGTTCAGCGTTCCGCCCATGCGCAAGCGAGGATTTCGCTCTGCATGCTCAAGAACCTCGGCCGAATATTCACTGACGTCGTCATCATCAAGCCCAAAGACAATATCGGACATAACTGCCGTCTTCTTAAATTCCTGCAGCAGCTCCAAGGCGCTTTCTGGTCGATTCCGCGTTGGGACAATTAGCAAATTTCGCCTATCCATCAATCCTCCTAGTTTTCATGCCAATAAGCCATTGGGCTTCAATCTCAGATAGCCGGACAAAGTCACCCGGCTCATAGCTTGTCGGGAATTGTACCGCATACGGCTCTTCGTCTCCTAGCCAGCGCGGCTCAAGCTTCATGGACATATTAAAGGCAGACGACCATAGGTACCAAATCGCTGCAGCCTTCGGCGTTGGTGGTGTTTGCTCGCTCATGTCGTGACTATACCACACCCAGCGTAGATTTCACGTTCATTGACCGGCCCTATGGGTGTGGCTACTTTTGACTGGTATCGCCTTCCGACCGCGATGCAACGCCCCCGGACGTTTTTGCCGGGGTGAGGCGGGGGGTTTAGCCCAGTCGGTTGGGTGGGTAATGGGCCAAGGCACGTCGACGGACGAGCTGCCGGGCCGTATTGCCGCCCTCCGCCAACACTGGAGGATCTATGGCACCAAAAGGCAAAACAGCAGTGAGCAAGGAAAAGAAGGCACCGGCCCTAACCGGTCGACGCTGCTCGTCTTGCAGCAACCTTATGGTTTCTAACGATATTACTACTATCTTGTCAATTAACATTAACGAAGCCGGCTCGGCCGCCAAGCGCTATATCCACAGGCATAAAAAGTGCTCATGACCACTAACGCCGGTCCAGAGTTTGACAACCTCGAGTGGGATGATGAAACGTGCAACGATGCTTGCGCAGACCTTCTTACTTCTAGGCTGTGCGAAATCTGCGCTGCGTTGTTTTTCGTCTGCCCCAAGCACGAAGTGACTGTGGAGGCGTGCGGTGACTGTTCGTAAGGGGATTAAGGTCGAACGCAATCTCAAAATTGGCGAGCTGTTCTTGGACGGCTACACCGCAAACGAGATTGGACGCATGATGGGGATTAGCAAGCAGCGCGTCTCTTTTATCCTGCACAATCTTGGCATCCGGGCCGAAGAAGAGTTTACAACCGTTATCTTGCCGGAGCCAATGGTTGTCGCGCTTGACTTTGGCGACGCTGTTTCCGAGCACATGCTTGGGTGGTCAAAAATTGGCCTTATCCCAAAGCCCGATCAAATCCTTGCCACCACAAGAGAAAAAGCACATGAGTCGCTTCGAGAGCTTTCCAAGCTGCCAAATGTCTGCGCCTACGTGCCGCTTGTCGAGGGCGAAGACCTTCCCGGTCGAGAAATTCGTTCTGATTGGCTTGTTTACGCCTATCCGCTAAAAGAATCGAGAATTACTTCTTCTGCGATTCCATCTGATTTGGCACATTCTTTAGCTGAGCTACTACCTTAGCGTCAAATTGATAGAGGCTAAAGCCCATGTGTGTTGTCAGCGCGTCAATTTTTGCATAAACCTCAAGTCCTGACTCCTTGGCCAGCCTGCAAAACGCAACGTCCTCGCCTGTAATGGATTTGTATTCCACGCCGTTTTTCTGTTCAAGAAATGTGTCGTACCTGAAAAATTCTTGCATAATTTTTCCGTCAATCTCAATTTTGTCTTCTGGGTTTTCTTTGATAATTTTTTCAAGCGATGAGCGGGAAACTAGCATTACGCCCGTGCCAATCCACTTAACTTTTGCCAGGCCGTATTCGTTTGGGAAAAGATAGTCGCTTACACCAAGGTGAAAATTTGCGTCGCCAAGAATTGCCGGAATTCCTGTGTGCGGAAAGTCCGGGTTTTCTCGAACGGTCTGTGCAACCCGCTCCCATTTTGCAAATTTCTTCGAGCACGGAAAACCAATAATCGCACCCTCAAGGTGTGGTAGTGCAGCTACGACGTCTTGCGGCCGGTATGCGATGTCGGAGTCAACCATAAGAAGCCAGTCCGCATCGCCTTCAAGGAAATCATTGGCAAGCCAGTTTCGGCCGGCAGCCAAAAGAGAGTTGCCAATTTGAAATTTCATTGAAAGGTTAATGCTGTTTTGATACAAAACTTTTTGCAAGGCTGAAAGCGCCTGAACATATTCGGCAGTAACTTTGCCGTCTAGTGTTGGCGTAACCAGGTGCAGCTTAGGAAATTTTTTTCCAGACATTAATTTGTCTTCTTGCTATTGGGGAATGTTGGCGCCTTAGGCTTTTGCTCCTCAATAGCCTTCTGCGCAAGCTCTGCAAAATTAGAGAATGCCATCATAAAGCCTTCCTGCCGAGCTTGCTCAACTTTGGTCATGGCCGAGCCAAATCCGGCTACGCTGCCAACAATCATGCCAAAAAACGTTCCGCCGATAAAGAGTGCGACTTCCATGTTACTCCTCTCGAGCTAGGGCCCTAAGCGCCGCTAGGTCATATTTTAAATTTACTTGGCCGACGTGTGTCGACCTAGCGTCTAACTTTACGTGAATCTTACCACCGATTGCGCGCCAATCGTCGCAGAATGTGTAGTCCTCGCCAATGAAGTGGTTGTCGCGGCGACCATACCTAAAGTACTCAACAGTCCGATGAGTAACTCCGGCCACGTCTTCAAGATACCAGCGCTCTGGGTACGCCTTCTGGTATTTCTCAAATGCTCGGCGGGCGATTACCATCGCTCCGGTGCCGGCGTGCGTTGCCTCTAACAGCCCCATCTCTTCGTCTTGTTTTGTTGGTGGCGGCGCGCTTGGGTCAAGAATAAAGTTTGGCATACCCAGCACGCCTTCAATTGCAGCTGCTGGCACCTCCGGGTGCTTCCGCACCATGGAGACGCTGCGGTTCCAGTCAATAGCCCGCTTTAGGCACGGGATTGCAACTACGTCTTTGTCGGCAACCAACGCAACCATGACGTCTTCCCATCGAACAGAAATATCCGCGTCCAGGAAGAGCATATGCGTAGCTTTGGTTTCGTCCATAAACTGCCCTACGCACCGGTTCCTGGCGGCAACCAACATCGAGTTGCCAACGATAAATGACCAAGAAAACGGCACACCGACCGACAAGCAGGCTTGCTGAATCCCCAAAAGTGAGTGCACATATCCATGATTTACTTGCCCGTCGATAATCGGTGTGCACGAAAACAGGGACAAAGGCGAGGCCTGGGGGGCTTGGCCTTCCTTTTGCGCCTTGTTTCGTTGCTTCTTGTTTCCCATGGCGGCGATCATACCCCACAAAAATGGTCCGGTGCAACTCTGGTTTGTGGCCGATTTTGGGGAAGGGGGGGGAAACCTTTAAGGAAG